GAGGCTATTTTATTGTGAACATTGCACAACTTCGGGAAGTTGTTACTGAACTACTTTCTGCATCGCCAAATTTAATTGGCACCTATACATTGCCAAATAATTCAACGCTTCCTGCTGTGTATGTGACGGGCAGACAAAGCGTTCCTAATGAATGGAAAGTAAAAGGGCTAGAAGTGACCATTGAGGAATTTGCTTCAGTGAATCCAACGGCGATGGTAGGAAAAGTGAAAAACAATAAGCAATGGACCGTTGTGTTGATTGATTACACGACCAATTCCAATGCATTGCAGGCAGCAGCGGAACGAATGGCGCGGCGTTTTCCAGATGCCCAGTTTTCTTTTCGTCCAGAATCGGATGTGGTATATGGGCAATATCGCATTAGAGTGCCAGACGTGGAACTTCTAAATGTTTATCCTCGGTTATGAAGGTGCTTAAAAGTAAGTGTGAAAAGATTTGGTTGTTTGACGCTGAAGTGGATGACATATCAATTAGAGCTGGTCTTGCGTGTTTTCTTTCTCAATGCCCAGCTTTTGCATTGTTTTCTCACAAAGGAAAAGAAATAGAGGCGTGTCTTCCATTGAAAGCAATCAACAGTGGCGTGCCCGTCAGAATTGCCAATGTTAGACTCTTTCTGCAATAGAGGGAACTATGAGCAAGTATTCAAACATCTTCTTGCTTAGCGGCGCTGAGTATGAGAATATTGGTGATTGCCTTAGGCTTCGTAAATACGGAAGCTGGTTAGCAGAGGAGGCTTGGAAGCGCGAGGAGCAAGGGCAGAAACGAGCGCAGTTTACATTGCGCGCTATTGCATTGGCCAAAAAGATTGCTGTGGAAAAAGAAGTGGATCAAGACGAAGCTTTTGCAATGCTTCAGGGGGACAATGATGGGGGAAGTATCTTGTCTGAATATTCCGAAGAGGCCGTGGCATTAATGAGCACTATGCCTTCCGCCAAGGAGCAGTTTGGTGAATTAATTACAATCTTCTTCCGCAATCGCGGCGAAATTTTAAGCGGCAAGAAATGGGCAGCCACTGATGATTGGTCCATGGATGACACGCAAAAGCTTCCGCAGGCATGGCTTGAGCAAGTGGAGGCTTTCATGGCTGCAGAAGATAAAGGGCAAGCTGTTATTAGTGAAGAAGAAGAGGAGGAAGAAGGAAAAAACTAATAGAGCGGCTTGCTAGGCAAGCCGACGAAACAATTAATAATGGCACTGATTGGACGGAGATCTATTGCCGCTTGGCTTTTCTTCAGCTTTCTGATCCCATATTTCAGGCAAATAATTTTGGCAAATTGCCAATAAAGTTATTGGCTGATGTGCTTGAAAATGGATACAAGACATTGCAATCCAGAACAAATGCTGCAAGTGTTAGCACTGCAAAGCTTGCTGTGGTTGTTATGGGAGCATTAGGAGCCAAGGGAGGCAAGGTGAAGCTTGATCAATTTTTACCTTATGAACTTGATGATGGCTTCTCTACGTTAAAACCATCAACGAAAGAAGCATTGGAATGGGCATTAAAGCATGAAAAGCTTCCTTCGGCAATTGTAGGCATGATTGGCGCTGAACTTAGTTGAAAATGTTAGATTGGAGCTATTATGGCTTAATTAATAATGGCCTATCAGCTTCGCTTTGAAAGTAATGCATTTGAAGCTGATTCAATGATCGGCAAAGCGCTAGACGGTTTAATGAAAGTTTCTCGCAATGCGCGGCGCATGGCTGGCGCAAAAGTGAGAGAAGATGAAGTGAATAGGCTTATGACACTGAGAGGCGTGTGCCAGCGTACTTTTGAAAGGGCAATGGATTGGGCCGATAAGGATTTTGATCAACAAATGGCTAGCAATAAATGGCCACTTACGGAGGCATGGCCAAATACCACTAGAAGAAAGAATGGTGAAGTTGTCAGTTCTCCAAGGGATATTATTGACACTGGTGCATTGCTTCAAAGCAAGAAGCGAGATCCAATTAGTTCTAGTATTACTGAATTTATTTGGGAAGATGAAGTGGCAGAAGGCGTGCATGATGGCATGGTAACCAAACGCGGGAAAAGGCTTCCTGCTCGTCCGTGGACCGAGCCTACTTTGGACGAAATTGATCAAATCATTGAAGGCATGCTTCGCCAAGGAGGGCGCCGCTAATGGCACGCTATACAATTGATTTCACGACTAATGCGAGCAAAATTGTTCGCGAAATTGAGCAGGTTAATAGAAAGGTTGCGGAAGTAGCACGCACTGGAAAAAGCGTAAAGATTACATTAGACGCTGCCCCTCTTCGGGCTAGTCTTGATGCCACGTTTAGGCAGCTTGACAATCAAATTGCGCGAATGCAGCGCAAACTTGCCAATCTTCCCATTGGCAGCAGGAAGTTTCAACAACAAGCCACTGCTCTTGGGATTACTGAGGGTACGCGACAGCGTGGTGGCATGCAGGCTAGTGCCATTCAACTTGGTGCGCAAGCTGAAGCCTTTGACATTGGGAGTGTCCAGCGTCTACAAAGACAATTAGAAGCTGCTCGCATTGAAGCATCACAAATTTCGCCTAACACGCCAGAGTGGATGGCATTTCAAAGGCAAATTGGGCAAATCAATGTTCAGTTAAAGGCTTCAGAGCGCCTTGCTGAAAGCGTTCAAATGCAAGAAAGCTTGGGCGCATTTGCACCTGGCAGCTTGAACGCTCTCGAAGCAAAGCTTATCGTATTGCGCAATAGAGCTAGGGAAATTGCTCCTTCTGGGGAAACCTTGCAAGAATGGAAAGCGTTAAATCAAGAAATTCTTAAAACAGAAACAGCGATTGAAAAACAAACTAAACGCCCATTGACAAGAGGACAGCGCTTGGGGGCTGCTGGCGGAGCATTTCTCTATGGCGGCGGCCTAGGAGGAGGCTTTGGTAGTGCAGTTGGCGGTATTGCTGGTGGTCTTGTAGGAGGAGTGCCGGCGGCGTTTACTGGCGCTGCCATTGGTCAAGCAGTGGATAACTTAGGCGCCATGGCATTTGCTATGAATGAGCAGGCTAATGCGCTTAGACGCTTGCGCCTTGGCCTCGCTAGCGCGTCAACTGATCTTAATGATTTTGCTCAAGCGAACCAATTGGTTTCAGACATTAGTGATCGACTGTTAATTCCCATAGGAGAGGTTTATGGGCAATTCACTCGCTTGCGGGCTAGCACTGTAGCGCTTGGCATTGATACCAAGACAACGGGAGAGGTTTTTGAAGGTGTAAGCATTGCCGTCTTAAAGACTGGCGGAAGCATGGAAGACGTTAGCGGTGCCATGCGAGCTGTCTCACAAGTATTTAGCAAGGGGAAGGTAACGGCAGAAGAACTGAGAGGGCAGCTTGGCGAGCGACTTCCTGGCGCAGTTGTCAAATTTGCTAAGGAAAATAGAATTGCGTTGCAGGATTTAGATAAGGCGTTTGAAAGTGGACAAGTTAGCGTTGACCAGTTTGTTACTTTTGCGAGAGGTCTACTGAAAGAAGGAGAGGGTTATTCAGATGCATTGGCAACTAATCAAGAATACGCCTCCGCTCGCTATGCCAAGGCAGTTGAAAAGATGCAGCTTGCGATAGGCAAAGCTGTCGGCCCCATGCTGAATAGCATTCAAGATTTCGCGGCAGAAGCGATCAATCCTATTCTGGATCTATCGGGAGAACTTGAGAAATTTGCCAAGTACATGGAGAACAGATTTGGCGGCGGCGAATTAGATTCTACTTTTCTTGGGCAGGGTACTCGCAATATCGCCGACAGGATTATTGGCGGCGATATAGAAGTTAAAGACCTTGAGAATCGCACACGTTTCTTTGAGTCAAAAATTAAAGAAAGCGAAGCTACTCTTGAACAAATTCAATCGGGAAGATACAAAGACCAAAGAAGTATTTTCGAGATGATGTTTGGGGGGCCTGGGGAGGAGAATTTAAGGAAAAATCTTCCAAATCAAATTCAGTATTACAAGAAGCAACTTAAAGAATTGTTAGACGCAAGAAAACTTGCGGAAGAAAAGATGAAAGGAGAAAGCGCTTTGACTGCTGGTGGTGCAGATCCTAAGGCGGATAGAAGAGCTAGTAGCTTTCTTTCTGCCATTGAGCGTCGCGAAGAGGCAATGGCTAATGCTCGCGAAAATTATGAGCAAGAGATTGCTTCGATTCGCGAAAATGCAATTAAACAAGCCGAATCGTTAGAGAAGCGCTATCAAGACCAGCGCCTCCAAGATGAAAGAGAACTCGGGCGTGTAAGGCGTGATCTTGCTGCTGCTGCTCAAGAAGAAGGATTATTGCGTCGCGGCATTGGAGGAGAAGATCCCGCCCTGCTTGAGCAAGAGCGCAAAAT